TTCGTCTTAGGATTTAAAACTTCCTTTACTTCATTGATCGCATCAGATGCACCCAATAACTTATCACCAACTTTTATTTCTTCTACTTTCTTTTGAGAACCATCGGCAAGTGTCATAAAAGTGCCGGGCATAAAACATCCACCTTTCTTTCCTCTCTTTTTCTTTTTTTGTCTTCTTCTTCTTCTATTATAATGACCCCCTCTTCTCTTAGTAAACTGTTGTAAAAACCTTTCGCTCTCCTCAGTTCCTTCAACTTCAGTTTCAACTTTTGTTCCGATTTGTTCAGAAACAGCTCTATCCTGTGATTCAAAAAGATTTACAATTTTAGCATTTCTTACAGAAACAATATTTTCTTGAACTGTTTGAACTGATCCACTTGCAGTATAGATATCTTTACCTGTGGTAGTTGTTTCAGAAAAATCATTCTCTGGGTCATCTGTTAATAAGAAATCTCTCTCTCCTGTCTGGAAAACTGGATTTGTATTGACATTTGGATTTGGAATATAGAAACTACCTTGAACTGTTGATGTAAAATCAGTTACTAATCTAACATTTATTACTTTTGCTTCAGCACCAGATGTTCCACCCTTTAAAATCATACCGGTTTGAATATATCCAAAAAAGTCTCCTTGTGGTTGATTGGCAAGTGATATTGTGTCAACATTTAACAAAGTTGACGTTGATGAATAAGTGCTTGGTATAATTGAAGAACTGCCTCCTCCACCTGCTAAAATTTGACCTACGTTACCACCAAAAGATTCAAGTGCTAAATTTGCTACTTGTGTATCCGTATAAGGATTTCTAAGATATCTTTTTGTTGGTGTATCATGAGGGCCTTCTTTATGATTTGAAACGGCAGCTCTAAATTGAATATATGGTGGATCAGACGCTAAGTTAGGATTTGTTTTAATAGTTCCTTTAACAGTTTCGCCAACTTGGAAAACACCGGATTGCATTTCTATTTCAATTAATTTTGGTACACAATATTTTGTTACATTGACACCATCAAAGAATGCAAACAATCTTGCCTGTGGTAAAAATCCTTTTCCATCAAAAGCAACGTTTCTTGATCTAATTGTAGGTACAATCTCAGTGCTAATGGTTCTATCACCAAGAGATGTTTGATCAAATTGTTCAGTAATTAATTGTCTTGAACCATCTCTTGATTGGATTCCGGTTCTAAATGTATCAGTAAATGTGTCTTGATAAGTTGTTGTGGTTGTTTTATTATAGACATACGTTGTACTACCATAATATCTTTTAGTTTTACCTGAGAATCTAGATTCTCTTCTGTTTCTAACTCGACTCTCTTTTCTTGTTCCAGTCCAATTAGTCTGCCAACCACCCCAAATTATAGGTGTCAATCCTGTTTGTGGATCAAAACCTCCATACCTTCTTTCTGCTGTTCTGGTTACTTCTTCAAAATTACCCTCGGTTTCAAAAACGTTTGGCTCAATTCTTACAGTATTTACCCAAGTGTCACTAGAAGGTGTCAACTTAACAAATCCCTCCCAGAAATTAAGTAGGAATGGAGTAACACTTTCAGATCTTGTTCCAAAAGTCTGATTAAGATACTCTACTTCATTATAATTTAATGTTATGACATCACCAGTTTTTCTTATGTTAACTCCTTCAGGTTGTGCTCCAGTATAGATGCTTGTTTCACCTTCAACAGGGCCAACTTGTAAATCAATAGAGGATGTGTAATGGGATGGTCTTAATTCTTTATTTGTGGTGTCAATACTATTTTTTATGGGTATTTCAGACTCTTGAGGTTGAAAAGTTGTAAAGTTGTCAACAAAAAATCCAGATTTAAATTTGTTTAAACCGTCCTCATCAGGAACAAATAAATTTGCAGTCGCTGTTTCTAAAAGAGTTAATGCACTGTAATATTCTAAATTTTTTATTCTAGTTTCAAGCTTTCTTATATCTTCCATTCTATATCTTTTATGCTTCAAGAAAGACATACTTGCCTCTGAAGCATCAAAAAGATACGGTGGTAACGTGATGGTTGCTAATTCAAGAGCATCGTCTATTGCAACTGGGGGGTCTGGCTCCTCTGCAGACACTCCGGGAACAAGGTTTAATTCACCAGATTTTGTAAGATATAATTTATCAATTCTTCCTAAGTAAAAAGAAAAATCAATTGTAATTGATTCATCTGATGCAAGAACATTAGAAGCTGAATTTCCAGATGCGTTTAATGATCTACCTAAAAATTCTAATGGTGATCTATTACTCTCTGCAACAGTATAAGTTGAAACTCTGGGTCTTATGTCTAATAAATCAGTATTTCTGTTACCGTTAATTGATTGAATATCATTTTTGTAATCTAAATCTCCATAAGAATTGACAGTTGTGATATCACCTGTATCATCAGATTCAAAAAATCCATTTGTAAAATATATTCTTATTTTTTTAGTTGGTTCATCAACATTACTTTTCCTTGTGATAAATCCATGGTTAAATAAAGTCGAAGTTTGACCGGAATTAAACGTAAAATCTGCAGAGATATTTCTTGATGGTACGTCTATTGTGTTCACAATCGCTTGAACATTAGAGTTTACAAATAATACAGACTCACCTTCCACAAATTCACTTTCATTTAATGGAATATAAGAAATTTGAGAATCCGTAAGTTGTTCAGTATAGACAGCAATCGCACCAGAAGTTGATCCTTTAAATTGTTCTCCTAATAATAAATCAGTTGTTCCACTATCAACTGTGTTAATAGATGATAATGTTATTTTTGGTGCAGATGGATCACTCGTATCAGTTGATTCAAAAATACCTAAGATATCTAAAACATCTGGTGTATTTAAAGATATTTTTTCATCTTGCACACGAGTTCCAAAAGGATAACTTCCAAAAGTTAATCCGTCATTTAATGTTGTTCTACCAATACCTGATCCAGATAATTTTGATTTATCTACAACAATAGAGTTAGTATTGTTTTTTCTTTTTACTTTAGCTGTTGGTTTAATTTTATTAAGAGTTGCAATTAGTGTTGCCTCTTGATTGGCAGATAAATCTGCACCGATATTACTTATTTGAAGTGTTCCATTCCCATTCGTAAAAGTGAATTTATCATCAGTCAATGTCTCGATTGTGCCATCTGCTCTAATTAAACTATATCTCTCTTCATCAAATGGTAAAAATGTAGTATTATCTCCCGCTGTGACTGCTCCAGTTAGTGCGTCTGTAGATGCACTTATTGCAACATTAAATACTTTTCTAATCGCAAGAGTTGCGTCACTTAAATCTACGTCTGATATAAGAGATTTAGGTAATGCTGTAAAAAGAGTATCATCATCTGATTTTTCAAATGGACTTGTCACCAATGTTAAATCAGGAACTTCAACAGATGATCCAGCTGTGCCTAAAGGTAAAAATCCCTCTGCTACTCCAGCAACAGTAGTTACACCAGCAACAATAACACTGGTACTACTTACTTCAGTTACTTTTGCTAATGTTTTAGTATTTTTTCCAAGTCCACCAAATTTTAAAATATTACCAACTTTTATCTTTCCGGGAAACTGTTCATTTCCACTTGTTACAGTGCTTATTCCAGATCCACCACTTCCTGTTGAAGATGTTACATTAGCAGAACCAAATATAAATTCATCTCTTAACTTTACATCACCAGTGAAAGTTCTTGCAAAACCAACGTCGCCACTGTTTTGATCTGTTAATCCTGGCCCACCGAATATTGATTTAACATCTCTAATTCCAAAATCTGTTACTGCTACAGATACACGAGAATTTTCGATACCGTTAAATATTAACGGTTCATTTGGAACAAACTCTCCGTTTGTTTCATATAATTGTAATGAGGTAGAATCTGAAACTGCAGATCTTAAAAATCCTGAAGCACCACTATACTTTCCTTTGATGAAAGTTGGTGTTGAAAGTGTATGATTAGTATTTAAAGTTATTTTTGTAAATGTTTGAATATCGTAAAGTGATATATCCCATTCATTTGCAGTTGGAGTTGACGTATTGTAAGCCCCTGACTCAAGTGCAAAATCATACACTCTTGCTAAACCAATTTCCTCTCCGGGAGCAGACATAATATTTGCTGCACTTTGAGTCCCTGTTCTTGTGTCTCTAAGACTCACGATATAAGTATTACCAATACCAACCTCTGGAGATCCTATTACTCGGTTTAATCTTAAAGACGCTCCAGTATTGTATGTTATGGCTTGATTTTCAAGAGTTTTTGTGTTTCTTGGTTTGAGAAAATCAACAAATTCTGTGTTTTGTTTATTTACCTCATAACCCTTCACATATGCTTTACCAGATGATACTTGATATAAACCTAATTCTTCAGATGCTTGTTCACCATCTTCAGTAATTTGCCCCTCTTGATATACACCATTATTTCCAATTCCATCATTTGATGACTCTCTTACTTTAATCGAAAATGGTTTTGTTATGTAATCTCCAGACTCGTCAAAAGTTCTTCTGGCTAATTCGTCTGCAATTAAATTATATTGAGGTGTTGTTGTTTTTGTTACTATATTACCTTCCCTTACAGATGCTAACTCTACAAAATCGTTATCATTAAAATCATCAATACCTTTGAATGCGAGACGGCACGATATTTTTAAACGGTCAGCACCGGGAGCAGCAAAATTATTAAATCCCTTAGAATTATCTGTAAGATTTGCATCTTCATCAGAGTTTATTGTCTCTTCTAAAATTTTTAATCCGATTCTACCAGTAGGATTATTAAAATATTGATCTAATATTATAGTTTCTGAATTAACTGTGACAAAATTACCCCTTATAAAATATACTCCTTCATTAATTGAAAAAGCAGAACCTGTGGCAACACAATCAATTGAAAATGTCGATGCAAAAGCTTCACCTGCTGGAATGAAAGCACTACTTTCTGGCCCTGATATGATATCAATATTTGAAATTAAATTTTCTCCATTCTGAAATTCAACAGCGTCTGCACTTTCAATGCCCTGAGATTCATATTGAAGGTAGAGAGCTAACTCACCGTCTATAGAATCTTGAGATTTTACAATTTGCACTATGGTCGCACTTACACCAGATGTTGCTCCGATTATTTTCTGATCTAATAATTGATCAATATAGGATTCTACAGTTATTCCAAGATATTCTTTATTAACTACCACACATTTATAATTATCAATATAAGTTGTATTTCCGGGTATTACTTTTGATCCCTCTTTGAAAAAATGTTGACCAAATTTAGCAATCTGATTTTGTAATAT